CAGACAAGCTTTTAACATATCTTCCAATTGTCGGTACTGGCTTTAAAAAGACGTATTTTTCAAATGTTTTGGGTAGAAACGTAAGTGAGTTCAGAAGGGCAAACGATCTTGTCATTAACTATTGGGCAAAATCGATGGAAAGAGCGCCAAGAATGACGGATGTGTTGGTGCTGTATCCAAACGAAATAGAGGAAAGAATCAGGTCCGGTCTTTTTGTGGATTTTGATTACGGGCGTCCGACATCTACCGAAGACGAGGAAAAGGACATTGCAACAAACGATCCCCATCAACCGCACGTGTTTTTAGAGCAGCACACGTTTTACGACCTTGACGGTGACGGGTACAATGAGCCGTACATTATAACGTTTCACAAGGATACGAAAAAGGTTGTTCGCATTGTCGCACGTTTTAGAAACGTTGAATATAAAAATAACAGGATATCGAGAATACCCGCAATTCAGTATTTTACGAAATTCCCGTTTATGCCTTCTATTTCAGGGTCGATTTATGATACAGGCTTTGGTGGTCTTTTAGGTCCGATAAATTCTACGATTAACACAACCGTTAATCAGCTACTCGACCAGGGGCATTTGTACACCTTAAATGCCGGTTTTCTTGGAAAGGGCATACAGCTTGGTCGTGGCCGTGGTGGTGGAAATCTGGACTTTTCACCCAACGAATGGAAACAGCTTCTTTTCACTGGTGACGATCTAAGAAAGCACATATACCCATTGCCGGTGAAAGAACCGTCTATGGTGCTTTTTAACCTATTAGGATTTATGGTTAGCGCAGGGGAAAGGTTATCGAGTGTAACAGAGATTCTAACCGGCGATCAATCAAACGAAGCTGAAAGGCCGACAACAACCCTTGCAAGAATAGAACAGGGATTGAAAGTATTTTCATCGATTCACAAGCGGTTGTTCAGGGCATTTAAAGAAGAATACAAAAAACTTTACGAACTAAACCGTCAATACTTAGACCCGATAAATTATTTTAATGTGTTGGACAATCCGATGGCAATACCGAGAGAAGATTACGACAGTGACGACATGGACGTAATTCCGGTTGCAGATCCTAACGAAACGACCAACACGCAGAAACTTATAAGAGGTCAAATTTGGATGAGCATGAAGGGTCAGGGCTTTAATGACATGGAGATTAATAAGCGGTTTGCAGAGGCCATGCAGGAACCTGAACCTGAAAAGCTGTTAACGGCAGAACCTCCACCTCCAGATCCTAAGATTGTGTTAGAGGGAGAAAAGTTAAAGATGGAGGCTGATAAGTTCCAATTTGACATGATTAAATGGCAGGCTGAAGGTGACGAAAGACAGGCAAAGGTTATGAACCTGATTGCCAAGGCAGAACAGGCTATTGCCAACGCCGAGGCGCAAGAGGCAGGGCAACAGCTAGAAATATATAAAGCCCATCTAACGGCTTTAACGGAGGAATTTAAGGTAAGATATGGAAATAAGTCAGGAACAGTGGACAAGGTGGATGGCAAATCGAGTAACAGTTGAATGGTTTAAGTTGTTCAAAGAAAGACAAAGGGCATACGAGTTGTTAATACCTGCTCTTATTTCAACTGGAACCGATGAGTCCATACAACAGGCAAGGGTAGCTTCAGGCAGACATCAGGAACTTGAAGATTTGTTAAGAACAGAATACGAGGACATGAAGGCATGATAGACATAAGACCAGTGGAATTTAAAGTTTTGATTAAACCGGAAGAGGTTGAAGACCAGACCAGAGGTGGCTTGTATTTACCGGACTCTGCTCGAACAAGACAACAGTTTGCGGTTGACCGTGGTGAAATTATCGCTGTTGGCGAGGGGTTTTTCAAAGAACTCCCTGGACCAGAGCCGAGAATAGGAGACATGGTTATTTTTAACCGTTATGCTGGAAGTCTAATAACCATAGAAGATGAGGGTGTAAGAACGGATTATAGACTGTGTAACGATAAAGACATTTGTGCAATCTTAGTTAAGGAATAGGAAAAATGGAAGAAGAAATTCAGGAAGTTGAAGAGGTTCAAGAAGTAGATCCACAAATTGTGGAAAAAGCTCAAAGGATGGGGTGGATACCGCCCGATCAGTTTAAGGGCAGCAAGGATAATTTCGTACCTGCCGATCAGTATGTAAAACGGGCCGAAGAAATGATGCCCATTATGAAAACTCAACTTAACAAATACGATGAGAAGGTTCAAAAGTACGAGTCTGAAATAATGGGGTTAAAGTCCACGTTGGACGCTCAGAAGAAAACCACTGAAAAGTTGGTTAAGATGAGCAAAACAATTTCTGAAAGAGCCTACGAACAGGCCAAAAAGGATTTAGTAAAGCAACAGGCACAAGCCGTATCTGACGGTGATGTGGAAAAATGGCAAGCTTTAGAAGACCAAAAAGAAAAGCTTGAAAAGCCCGAACCTGTTGAAATGGAAAAAGAGCCTGTCCAGCAAAATCCGGTATTTGATCAATGGCATCAGAGCAATGATTGGTACACGAAGGACTCTGACATGACAATATGGGCAAACGGTTATGCCCAACAGATTCAAACTCAAACGCCGACAATGCCGTATGATCAAGTTTTAAATATGGTGGAAACAAAAGCAAAAGAGGTGTTCTCCCATAAGTTTCAAAATCCGAAACGGGAAGAGCCTTCCCCTGTAGATTCTTCAAGCGGGTCTGCTGAAGTAAAGCCTGCAAAGAAATCTTATAATAATTTACCCGCTGACGCGAAGGCTGCATGTGAGAATGTTGTGGCACAGGGTTTAATGACAAAAGAAGAATACGTAAAAGAATATTTTAGCGAGGAATAAAAAATGAGCGAAGAACAGGCAGAAGTTTTTAAATGCGAATTTTGTGGAACAGCCGAATTTGATAGTCTTCAAAAACTAAGCGTTCACAAGGTCCATTGCAGCAAAAAAACAGGCAAATTAGATAGAAAAGAAAGAGTTCCGTTTGGTGTTCCTGTCAAAAGGTTTAACGCCCCTGACGAAGACGGTTATGTGTATCGGGTGTTTAACGACAACTGGCGCAAAGAACCGGGTCGTATTCAAAGGGCAAGAATGGCAGGTTACGAAATGGTGCCTCATGAAAGGTCTGGAGAAGCTGTCGGCACGAACGAAGACGGTAGCGAAATTCAGGGTGTATTAATGAAGATACCGAAGGAACTTTACGAGGAAGACCAGGCAGCTAAACAAAGGGAAATTGACAAAGTGGATGAACAAATCATGGGGGGTACTTTAACGCAAGTTGATAAAAAGTACAACCCTGATGGTGGAATTAAAAAAACTATTTACCGATAGGAGTATTGAAAAATGGCTAACGTTGACAGTCCTTACGGACTAAGGCCCGTTGGACATCTAGCTGGTAATGCAAGTTTTAATACCATTAGGTGTCGAATTACTGATACTGCCGGTGATTTAGGTGTTGGTGACGCTGTTGTATGGAATGGTGCTGGATCAGGCGCTTATTTTGAAATCGTAGGCGCGACTGTTGGAGCTACTAATTCTATTACTGGTGTTATCCAGTCTTTTGAACCAAACCCTGCTACTGGTCTGGAAACTTTATACATTGCTTCAGCCGATTCTGGTTGGGCGAATGTTATTGTAGATCCTCATGTGATTTATAGTATTCAGGCTAATGGCGTTGTTGGAAACGCTGATTATGGTCAAAATGCTGTTTTGGTAGCTGACCATACTGTTAATACTTCAACAGGGATTAGCGGGACTGAAATGAACGCTACGACAGGTTCAGATAATACTTACCAACTGACAATCATTGGTGGTGTAGACAGAGATGATAACGATTTAACATTAACCCATGCGGAATATTTGGTTATTATTAACCTACATTCCTTCTATCAAGGCGCTGTTACGGCAGGCGTATAAGGAGATGAAAAATGGCTAATGGTCCTATTATGACCGGCAATCATCCCAAGGCGCTGTGGCCCGGTGTCAAAGCGTGGTTTGGGGTTGGATATGGTGAACATCGTGAAGAGTACCGTGACCTGTTTGATATTGAATCATCGAATCAGGCATGGGAAGAGGATGTTCTAATGAGAGGGTTCGGTTTGATGCCTGTCAAGCGTGAAGGTTCTTCAACCGAGTACGAAGGGCAAACCCAAGGTTGGGTCAGTCGTTACACCCACATTGCCTACTCTCTTGGTTTTATTGTAACTTACGAGGAATTGAAAGACAACCTGTATGCGAAAGTTGCGGGTTCAAGGGCGAAAGCTCTTGGTTTCTCAAAACGCCAGACGAAAGAAACTGTTTTAGCTAATATTTATAATCGTGCTTTCAACAGTTCTTACACTGGTGGTGATGGGTTAGAGCTTTTATCTACGCTTCACACTTCACTTGCTGGAACGTGGAGCAATGAGCTTGATCCATCGGCTGACATTTCTGAAGTTGCGTTAGAAGACCTGTGTATTCAAATTATGGGTGCCACGGATGAGAAGGGAAATAAAATTGCATTGCAACCAAATTCTCTGATTGTTCCAAGGCAACTGTGGTTTGAGGCTAACAGGATATTGAAATCTACGCTTCAGAACGACACGGCCAACAACGCATTGAACGTTTTACGCTCGACAAATGCGTTGCCTGGTGGTATTAAGGTAAATCATTATCTTACTGATACAGATGCTTTCTTCATGCGTACAAACGCAATGGACGGAATGAAAATGTATCAGAGAGATTCGTTTGACCTGAAACGGGACAACGATTTTGATACCGACAATGCCAAGGCAAAATGCTATGATAGATATAGCGGTGGTTGGTCAGATCCCCGTGGGCTTTACGGTTCCGCAGGGGCTTAATCCGAACTAATTAATACCGTCCCCCCCTAATTACAGGGGGGGAGCGTACAACGCTCGTTAGGAGGAAAAATAATGAGTACACTAAGACGAAGTACATCTAGCTACGGTGGCTTTGGGGACGGTATCGTTCTCAGGGGTATGCCGTTGCTAACGCTCTATCCTGGTAATGTTTATTGGGTAGACGAAAATGGTGGTGGTGGATCAAAGGGAACTTTTTCCCATCCTGTAGCATCTATTGATACTGCTATGGGCCTTTGCACCGCTGGAAACGGTGATATTATAGTGGTAAAGCCGGGGCATGTAGAAAACATTTCTGCTGCCGGTGACTTAACCTGTGATGTTGCCCATGTTGCAATTGTTGGTCTTGGCGCTGGTGATGATCAGGCTAAGATTGTATTTGACACTGCTGATACGGCCGATATTGACGTAACGGCTGCAAACGTGTCTTTTGTCAATATGTGGTTTGAAGCTAACTACGCCAATGTTGACGGTGCAATCGATGTTGCTGCCACTGGCGATTACCTGACCATTCAGGGTTGTCGGTTTACTGCAACTTCAACAGCCCTTGACTTTGAAGAGGGCATTAACCTTGCTGTTGGCGCGAACTACTTTTCTTTCATCAATAATGATGTTCATTTGATTGAAGGAACTGACGGTGAGAGTCTTGTGGCAACTGCTGGTGAATCTCTTGCAATGAGGGTAATTGGTAACAACATTGTAATGGAAGCTTCGACTTCTATCTTCGATGTTGACGCTACGGCTATTACAGGCGCTCCGATTTTCAGAGACAATTATATGTGTAACTTGACTGCTGCTGCTGATTACTGTGTGGAGATTGATGCTACAACGGTAGCGCATTTTATCAATGAAAGATACGCTTGTGCTGGCGCTGCTGAGCCGGTCACTGATGGTTCTGCATCGTTTTTTGTTAATTGTATAGGAGTTGACGCAGTTGCTGTGCAGGGCATTGCGTTTCCGAAGGCTACCCCAGCATGGCCCTAAAAATCGCTGTGTGTACTGCGTGGGGTTCTCCATTTACTTGGACCCACGCAGCATACAACATGATGAACTTGAAAAGACCGGAAGGGGTAGAATTTCAGTTCTACCCCGGATGGGGGTGGTGTCCTGCCCGAAGACATATGTATGGGGTGGAGCTTGGCCTCGAATGGGGGGCTTCTCATATAATGTTTATGGGAGCCGACCAAGTGCATGAGCTTGATATTCTAGAAAAGTTTGTCAACCACATAAAAAACGGCTGGAAACTTGTAACGGCGCTAACTCCGGTTAGGGGCAGAGTTGATGAGGGGAAACCGTTTCAACCCGTTGGGTGGAAACGTGTCGGTGGCAAGTTCGAGTTGATTGATCCGTCTGACGCTCCATATCAAGAAATTGATGCGATTGGTTCAGGAACATTATTGTTTGACGTTGAGATTTTAAAGGGTTTAAAAAAGCCTTGGTTTTCTGAGACAGTTGTTGACAAAGATTATAATCGTGATACTACGATGGATACGAAATTTTCGTATCGGTTAGTCAAACAATCAAAATCAAAAATATTGTGTGATTGCACAATAGGTGTAAAACATTTGGATATATTCCCCATTGATCCGAGCTATGGTGATCGGTTCAGTGATTGGCCGGTGCCTTCAAGAGAAAATCATAAAAAGAAATTAAGCGATATGTATCAACCCGGTGGTGAATAAGCGTGTGGGGTAAAGGGTTACAAATAAGTCAGGGACACAGGAGCGGAAAAGTTGATTTTACGTTCGGATCGCAATTTAGTGTACCTTATCCTGAAACCATTTATATAGATGGTTCTGGTAAAATTTCTATTGGTAATGGTGTCTCTATTCATAGAAATGTTACTATATTTACACATGAACATTGTCACGACAGGAATGTCCCGATTGTGGAGTCTAAGGGAACTATTTCAGACTTAGAAATAGGTGATGATGTTTTCATTGGAGCAAATGTTACAATACTTGCAAGTGTTAATAAAATATCAACGGGTGCAGTTATTGGTGCAGGTTCAGTTTTAACAAAGGATGTTGGCGAATACGAGATTTGGGCGGGAAACCCCGCTAAGTTTATAAAAAATAGACCATAAGGAGCCTAAATAATGGCTGATGCAACAACGATAAAATGGCTTTATCCCCCGAACTTCACAGGATCATACGATGATTGGCCGCATGGTAAGATTGTAGGTCCACGCAGGTATTCATTGTTATTGACAAACTACAGTGATGGAACTGGTGAAACGGAAGAGCTAAAAGTAAATAGAAGTGATTTAAAAACAACGGATGGTGAAACACCGTCTAAGCTTGTTATAGAGAAAATATCTTACAATATTTATGGAATGACGGTAAGGATTTCTTATAACAACGAAACCGAAGAAGAAATTGTTTTACAGGGTGATGGTGTGATGGACTTTACAGATGTTGGTGGATTCACGCCTATTGATCACATTGCAGATGTCGGTGGTGACATTGTTTTTAATACGGAAGGTGCGACTGCTGGTGATTCTTATAGCATTAAATTGGATATAAGGGCAAAACAATAAATGTACGTTCCACGTGACAACTGGGTGATATGCCAGCGAACCGGCATGAAGTTCAGAAAGTCTGAGATGCGTCAAGAGTGGACGGGTCTTTACGTTAATAAGGCTTCATGGGAATCACGGCATCCGCAAGATTTTGTAAAGGTCGAAGCAGAAGACACCTCAGCATCTTTAGCACTTCCCGATAAACAGCAAACCGTTGGGCAAACAACTCTTTTAAACAACCTTTGGCTAAACAACACAAACTGGACGTTGATGTTAACCCAACAGACTGTTGAAGAAAACGATGCGGTTGGGGTTATCTTAAACAACAACACGGCTTTTTGGACATTTGCGGAATCTGTTACAGCTATTTCAAACACACCTTTAATGGATGTCAACAACACCATTGTAATAGATTCTGCCGGTGAAGTGGTGTACACGGCAGACTCTTATGATGGATATATGGTAACTCTTGCAACACGTGTTTGGTCAAATGCCGACTATGGAAATGCGGTTTATTTGCCTGCCTTGAATGAAGAAACTTGGAGATAATAAATGGCTACATCTGGAAGTTACGATTTTAGCCTGACAGGAACCGATATAATAACCGAAGCGTTAGAGCTTTTAGGAATTGTCGGAGTTGGAAACCCGTTGACCTCAGAAGATCAAGCATCGTGTTTAAGAACGCTTGAAATGATGATAAAGGCATGGCAAGCTGAAGGTATTGCCATGTGGACCCAAAAAGAGGCGACTTTGTTTCATTCGTATCAGGGCGCTTCTTACGATATAGGTCCTACCGGCGACCACTGCTCAACAGCAGCATACAAGACCGAAATTGCAACGGCTGCGTCTTCTGGTGCCTCAACTATAACAGTAGATTCTGACGATAACATAACGGACGGTGATTATATTGGGGTTGAGTTAGATGACGATACGCTTCAGTGGACGACCGTAAACGGAACTCCTTCCAGCAATGTTGTCACATTAACAAACTCTTTAACCGATGATGTGGCCGTTGATAACCATGTGTACAATTACACCTCAAAAATACAACGACCCCTTGAAATTATAGAAGTAAGGCGAATAAGTGTTGATGAAACAGATGTTCCCCTTGAGCTTATTTCAAGAGATGAATACATGAGGCTTGCTGATAAAGACTCTTACGGTTCTGTTAATCAGGTTTATTACGATTCTCAGAGAACAAACGGCAAAATGTACGTATGGCCGGTGCCAAACGATGTCAAAGAATACTTAAAGTTTAGCTGTAGGATTCCCTTGCAAGACTTTGATTCTGCTTCAAATGATCCAGACTTTCCCCAAGAATGGCTAATGGCATTATCCTGGAATTTGGCTGTTTATGTTGCTCCTAAGTTTGGGAAACCGATAGATCAATTATTCCTTATGAACGCAGGGACATTAAAGCAAGCCGTTAAAGACTTCGATCACGAAGACACATCTGTATATATACGGAGAAAATAGTGGAAATTAATTTCGCTGGTGGTGCCTACCAAACATTCTCAAAAGATTTAAATGCCCAAGAGTGCGTTAATTTCTTTGTACACGTAGACAAATATGGCGGCACTTCTCAACTTTCTTTAAGAGGGACTCCAGGGTTAAAAGAGTGGTGCGACACCAGCAATGACAAAGAAGTTCGTGGTTTGCACAAACTTGGTGTTTATGTATATGCGGTTGTTGGGAAAAAAGTATATAGAATAAGTAATGGAGCAAATTCTGTAGAATGTTCTGGCACTTTAAATACTTCAAGTGGTTATGTCAGTATTGCTAACAGTGCATCTGAAATTATGATTGTTGATGGTCACGATGGTTATACTCTTTCTGATATGACAGTTACGACAATTTCCGATGAGGATTTCCCGTCTGAACCAACATCAGTAACATATCAAGACGGGTATTTTCTTGTATCTGCTGGGAGTAGGATTTATATATCAGACTTGTTAGACGGTACATCGTGGGATGGAACGATGTATTTTAATGCCGAAGGACAGGCAGACAATACAAGAGCGGTTGAATCTTTTCACAGGGATTTGGCTGTATTTGGAGAAAGTACAATTGAGTTTTGGTATAATTCAGGAAATACTGTTCCGTTTGATAGAAAACCCGGAACACTACAACAAATTGGTATTGGCGCTTCTAATTCTATTGTACAGGTGGCAAACACAATATTTTTCCTGACAAACGAATATCAGGTTGCAACCTTGGCAGGTTATCAACCAAAACCCATATCAACTCGTTCAATCGATTACCAAATTGCACAGTATGAAAGAAAAGACGATGCGATTGGAATGGGAATTAACATTGAGGGAAACGCCTTTTATGTTCTAACATTTCCGACAGCTAATGTAACATGGTGCTACAATGCTGCAACAGATTTTTGGCATCAGCTAATGAGTTATCCAAGTCCATACCAAAATAGATGGAGGGGTAATTGTTACGCTTATTTTAATGATAAACATCTTGTCGGTGATTATGACAATGGTAAAATATATGAGCTTGATTTTGGTACGCTTACAGACGATTCAGAATTAATAAGACGAACAAGAATTTCTGAACAGATTAAAAAGGATGGTAAGAACGTTTTCCATCATAGGCTTGAAATATTTTTCGAGTCTGGTGTTGGGCTTATAACGGGTCAGGGTTCGGACCCACAGGTTATGCTTCAATATTCAGATGATGGTGGGCACACGTGGTCAAGTGAGATTTGGAGAAGTGCAGGAAAAATTGGTAAATATAATTGGCGTGTTGTTTGGGATCGTTTGGGATCGTCAAGGCACAGGAATTATAAAATAACAGTAACTGATCCTGTTAAATGGGTTATTACAAATGCAAATCTTGAGGTAACTGTTGGCACTTCATGATCCCCCGATAGACATTCCATTTGTCGATCTTGAAACAGGTATGGTGACAAGAGCCTGGCAGGAATGGCTTCTTATAAACAAAAGGGATAAAGCAAACAGGGTTGAGGATGCTACTGCAAACAATATAGCCCTTCTTGACGCGAATGGACATCCATCAGATTCTCTTAAATCAATATCGACTTTACCGGACGGTGATATTGTAGATGCAGATTCGTCCCAAGAACTTGCGAACAAAACGTTTGCAGAACTTATTGGATCAAAATTGCTTGCAAGTGACGGGTCTGGGGGACTTTCCGAAACCGATCTTTCAGGATGGGTTGAAGGTACTTCTGGAAGAATTACAGTTACAGACGATGGTGACGGTACTATAAGTTTGACAGTACCATTAAAGGCAAATTTTGGTATAACTTCAGACTCAAGCGGATTATCATTAAACCAACAAGCAAACGTTACAAACGCTTCAACTTCTCATTCAATAACAAACCCAGGCGATGCTCCGGCAGATGCAGATGCTTTAAGAGATGATCTTGTAAATAATGTAATTCCAGAAATAGAATCTGCTTTTGATACATTGGGTACAAAAATAAATAGCATTTTATCGCTTTTATTAAGTTCTGAAATAATGGCAGGACCGTAAGGATAAAAAGATGACAAGAAGATTAGAACTTCCAAAATTTCAAGCCTTTGACGCAAATGGAGATCCGTTATCAGGTGGTAAGGTTTACACCTATGAAGTTGGAACTTCGACATTAAAAACAAGCTATTCTGATTATGACGCTTCAACTGCAAACGCCAATCCTGTTGTTTTGGATTCCAGGGGAGAAGCAGACATATATGTTAAAGGTGCTTATAAAATATCAGTTTATACAAGTGCTGATGTGCTTGTTTGGACGCTTGACAATGTACAGGGTGGAATTGGGGAAGATGGACAGGGAGAAAATTATTATTACCCTGATTCTACTGCGTCAGATCAAGGGGCTACTGGAAATTCAGACACTATTAAATATGCAATTGATACCATCTCAACAGATACTGGTACAATTTACTTAAGACATAATAGCGGTTCTGCTACTACCACATATACATTAACGACCTCTGATACTCTTCCTGACAATGTTAAATTAGAAATAGAAAATGGTGCCATTATAGATGGTGCTGGCACGTTAACTTTAGCAAGCCCAGAACAATTAGATGTAGGGGAAGATCAACAAATATTCGGAAGTTCTTTAACGGTTGCATTTACGAAAACAGGCACGGTGTATCCTGAATGGTGGGGGGCGAAAAGCGGAAACACTGATGATACAACAGAGGTTCAAGCGGCTTTAGATTGTAGGGGTCATGTTGTTTTAAGTGCTGAATATAATGTAACTGGTGTTTATGTTAGCCCTGGAACAAGAATTGAGGGCAGGGCTTTTCATGCGGATGGAACATCATATTTAAATGCTGGTTTTAAATTAATAGCAAGTTCAGATCCCGAAGGCGTTCTAATGACTGAAAACGTTGAAACAGGATTTTCAGATGATTGGAACATGCACGCTATTTTTATAAGTAATATTTATATAGATGGGAATAGAGACAACAATTCAACTGGACATGGAATATATCAAGTTTCAAGTGGATTTGTAAATGAAATTAGAAATGTCCAAATTAAAGAGTGCGCCCAAGATGGTATTCATTTAGGTGGGGAAGGAGTTGCATATGCAGACAGGGCGACTATTTCAAGTGTTGGAATTTCAAATTGTGATAGGGCTGGAATTTATCTTGAAGGTGATACCGGCTATACTTCTGTATTGTTAGAATCTGTTAAAGTAGATAATTGTTTAAGTGGAATATATGTGAACGGTGGTACTGGAGCAACTTTAGGATCAATTGTTATTACTAATTATCGATCTGAGGTATCTGGTTCTGTAGGTGCAACAATAATGGCAAACTCGATTCATCTTTATGACTGTAATGGATGCCAAGTTGCTATTATAGGCGCTAAGTTTTTTAGGGCAGCTTCTACCTCAACACAAAGATCAGGTGGGGCCATTAAGATTGAAAATCAAGCTCCGAGACTTTTTGTTACTGGCGCTTACCAAAACACACCTGACTCAAATTCTGCTTATGCAAATTTACTTGACGATGATGCTGCTTCTACCGATATTGAAGACACTGCAATGAATTTCTTTGCGTCAACTCCATCTGGAACAGACGATGCGCAGGTATTTTCTAGGCAAGTTGATGTTAAATATAAAGATGGTGATACGGGCCTGAATGTTTTCTTGTGGGGAGAGTCATATGCAAGAGCGCAATTGTATTCTAGCGCGTTGCGGTTCGGGGCTGGTTCTGCGACACCTGATGTTTATATCGGAAGAGACACTGCTGGATCGATTTCATGTACATTGCCTACCCATACCCAAAAAACATCAATTCGTATAAAAGAAACCGAAATTACGTCAATGAGTGGAGCAACAGAAACATGGACTGCTGCCATACCTGCCGGTTCGATGGTATTGGGTGTTTCTGCAAGGGTAACAACACTTGTAGAGGGTGCAACATCAATAGACATTGGAGAAGCGGGTGGTGGTGACGCTGATTTATTTATAGATGGAATGGATGTGGCTTTAGACACTACGGCAAGTTTAGCAGATGTTAATTCGTCTTTTACAGGTCCCAAAATATATACAAGTGAAACTGGCATACTTGTTACAGCAAATGGAAGCGATTTTACTGCGGGTTCGTTAAGGCTTACGTTACATTATATAGTTCTTGGTGCACCTATAGATTAATCATGGATGAAATTATAAAAAAAGAACCGTCTTTGGTTGATTTAGAAAAAGAGATGTTAAAGTTACCGCAGGTTGATGCACCTGTAACGCATAACTTCGCAGATGGTGTATATGTAAGAGAACTATTTATACCTGGCGACTCTTGGATTATGGGAAAACGCCATAAATACGAGACTTGTAACATATTATTAAAAGGTAAACTTTCATTGTACATGGGTCCGGGTAAGCCTGCAAAAACAATAGAGGCTCCTTTGATATTTAATTCAAAACCTGGAACAAAAAAGTTTGCATATGCACATGAAGACACAATATTTTTAAACATTCATCCAACAACTGAAACGGATGTTGATAAGATAGAAGAAGAATTTATAATTTCAGAAGAAGAATACGAAAAACTTGATTACGAAGAAATAAAAAAACTTGAAAGAGGATAATTAATATGTCCTGGGCAAATGCAATTATAGGTGGGTCAGCGGTTATGGGGAGTGGTCTAAGTTACATGGGTCAGCAGCAACAGGCCAGTGCTCTTGGTGATATGTCAAAGCAGCAAAAAAAGTATGGGACAAAAGCAAGACGGGATTATCAAGAAGCACTAAAAAATATAAGGGGCAATGTTGCACCCTGGATATCAGCGGGGGAAGGCTCTCTTGAAGATTTACTAAGAATACAAGACCAGTATGAAGGTGCTATACAAGACCCTAACGAATATATCCAAAGTCCCGGTTATAATTGGTTACAACAGCAAGGTGTTCAGGCAATCGATAGAGGCGCTGCTGCAAGAGGTAAACTTGATTCGGGTCAGAACCAAAAAGATTTAATGCAATTTGGTCAAGGTCTTGCGTCACAAGATTATGGAAACTATTTGAGTAGGCTTGAGAATCTTATGAACCAATATACCCGAACTTCTCAAATGGGCCAAAACGCAACCGGTCAATTAAATCAGTATGAATTTGGCACAGCACAGGGTAAGTCCAATGTACGGATGCAAAGCCTTGGTCAGCAAGGATCCACACAACTTGGATTGGCAAATGCCCAAACAGGACTTTACAATAATCTTGCTAACATTGGTTCAAACGCTGCCAATCAATACATGCTTTACAATTATCTTAATAACCCGAATCTTGGTCAACCGCAACAAAACAATCAACAACCTCCGTTATGGGCTAATGTAGAAACCATTCGTGGAGGCCAAGGTGGGGGATACGGATTTTAATTATGCAATTAGACAAACTACAAATAGCACAACCGCAACCTGCAAGTATGCTTCTTCAAGCGATGGGTATGAAAGACAGGCAGAGAAGAACCGATATTGCCGCTGATAGAAATGCCATTGCCAGAGAAGGTCAATTGTTAAATCGTGAGCAGTTTGAATTTAACAAAATGAGATCCAATCTTGAATATGGGAAACAGTATATCCCCACAATGGGAAAGCAAGATTACAGGAAATACATTGATTGGATGAAAAAAATAGGCGCTGGAGACATTGCCAATATGCTGCCAACACCTTCTGAAGTAGAGAATATGGATGAAAACCAATATGGGCAATTTAAACAAAGCCTTATTTTGGGTGTTGATGGTTTAAGGGACATGACGGTTGAACAGTTTAAAGCGGGTCAAAAAGAAGCACAGGCTCAAAGGGATCAGCAAAGAGCTATTGAGCTTGAAAAAGTAAAACAAGGTAGGGCAGCAAAAACTGCAATGGAAAAGTTTATTAAAGATAATCCCGATGCTTCTGCTCAGGATTTAATAGATTTCCAGCAAAGATTAAAAGGAAAAGGAATACGGATACTTCCTGATGGAACTGTTGAAATAGGTGGCCCTCAAGATCTTGGAATAGCGACAAAAAACAAACTTCAAAAAGAAGTTGTCGATCTTTCTGGTCAATTGCAACAAGTTACGAATCTTGAAAACAATGAGCTTACAGATGTTTTAACGTTACAAGGAAAAATTTACCAAAAAGGTCTTAGACTTGCAGATTTTTTGAAGGTAGATATTGGAGAAGAAAACAAAGAATATCTTGGGAAAGCAAGAGTTTTTATAGAAAACATTGAAAAGGTGTTCAACGCATACAGAAAAGAAATTACAGGTGCTCAAGCCGCAATGAAAGAAATTGAAATGTTACGAACATCTGTTTTAAACAAAAAATTAACACCGACTGAATTTAAGCACAGTCTAAAAAGTTATAAAGAAGCGATTTTAAGAGGACTTCGACTTAAAAGAATGTTGCTTGCCCAAGGGGTCTCCGGTAAAGATTTACCTCAAAAATTAGATGAAATTTATGTTTCTGGTAGAGATGTCCCAGATTCAGAAATGGACAGAAGGGGAGACGAACTTTTATCTGAGGGTCTTTCTGAAACCGAAACTGTTCAGAAACTTCGTGAAGAAGGATATGATTTATAATGGGAAAGTGGCAACAAATTGCACAACAAATTAATGAGCCTTCAAA